CGCTCATGCGATTGTCTCCCTTTATTAGTAGTTTGCGCACACCTCAATGCAGACGGGGAATCTGTCTTGGCTTGTACTCTCGGTCTTGTACGCCCTCTGAGGCCGATAGATTCAGAGGGGATTCTTTATAGTAGTCCGCCTACGTTTACAGAACGTAGAGAGCCTTGGGTTGTACCCGATGTGCCCTTAAAGGCTTGAATGTTCTGCTCAGCAAGTTTCTTGCGACGAGCAGATGCCATATTCATAAACTCTTCATCTTGAAGTTCAGACTGGATAGTAGACTTAGTTGTGTCATTTCCAATAGTCTTCTCATAGATACCTGAGAGAGCAACAGTAGGGTTGAGAGCCTCAGCAACATTCTGGAATCCAGTAGATGCAAGTTGTGCAATCTGTGCTTCTGAGTAACCCTTACCAGTCAATGATGCAGCAATCTTCTTGTAGTTAGCAATCTGCATATTCTCAACAAGGAGCCCTGAACCAGCACGGCGAATAGCCTCTGCTACAAATGTTCCAGTGTTGCGGTTGAGGTCAAGTTGTTCCTTGCCAATCTTGGCGTCCATATAGAAGTCTTGAAGGTCAGCAGCCTGAGCAATATAACCTAACTTCATGAGAGCCTCTGTCTTAACAGGGTCTGCGTTGATAGCAGCAAGACGAGCAGCGTTGGCACGCTCATCAAGTTCTGAAACTGAGACACCATTTTTGACGTAGTTCTTGAGTGACTCAGTTGAAAGATACTTATCGCTGAATCCATACTTAGTCTTAAGTCCCTTATATCCTTCTACAGCATTGAATAGTTCTGATGCTGTCTTAGGAGTTGTAAGTCCTTCATTAAGGTATCCATACTGCTCATAGAATGGAGAGTTAATCTTTGTGCCATTCTTGAGTGTGTAGTCCTTAGTATTAAGAAATACCTGAACTGCGTTATCGTAGTCAAGCCCGTCCTTGAGCAGTGAGTTAAGATATGTAGCAGATGAGTCAATAACTGTGGATGTAAATCCAAGTCCCTTGAGCATAGCCTTAAGAACATCTACGCTAGTTGTAGGCTTTCCAGTATCTGTAGTTCCGTCAGTGTTTCCACCGCCAGTATTGCCACCAGTATTACCGCCAGTGTTACCACCAGTAGGAGTTCCAGAAGAATATAACTTCCAAGAACCACCAGTAGTACTTGAAATAAATTTATATACGAATCCAGCGGGAGCAACTCCTGGAGGACCAGCAGCCTCATTTGCTGCATTTTGTTCTACGCGTGTGAGTGGCTTTACAGCAGGTGTGGTTCCATCTGCATTAAGTCCAGCAGCAACATTCTTGTCAGCAAGGTCTGTCTGTAGGCTTGCAATAAAACGATTGATGTTGGCTACTGTTGGGTTAGCAGTTGCAGCGGCTGCTGCGTTAGCCTTTGTCTTAGCCTGTGCTGCGGCTGAAATCTGTGCTGCAGTCTTAGTAGCATTAGGTGAGCCAGCGTTACTTCCACCTTCTAAAGTTTCTCTAGCCATGATTACCTCAACGCATTCTGTAGTGACTGGAACATATTGACTGATGTATTAATTGCTGTAGAAGTTCCGTCATAACGCTTATCGTTCATTACTAGCGAATTCAATTCAAAGTCATTTGGAAGTCTGTAGTTGCCCTTATCATCTTTGAAGTTAAGAGCCTGTAGCACGAGTGAGTCTGAAGTATCGACTGTCATTTCAAGAGCGCCGCCAATAGCCTTAAGCATAGGGTCTACATACTTGCTTGCGTTCTCGCCTGGCTGTAGCATTCCTTGAATGCCCATGAAGCGAGTAGAAGCCTTCTTCTGTAGGTCTGTAGCATACTGGTTGAACATTTCCTTTTGAACTTCTTCATCAGGATTAGAAAGAATATTCTTAATCAATGGAGCAACAGTTGCAAAATCTGGCTTACCTTCGTAGTTCCCAGCATGGTATGAAGCAATGCTGTCATAGATAGTCTTGGCTGTTCCACCTAGGTCTTCTACATTGAACTGAGCCTCTGGGTAGTTTGCAACTAGGAAGTCAGCAAGGAAGTTAGTCTGCTCTTCTGAGGTAAATCCTTCACCCATAGACTTACTAACACCAGTAGTAATTGACTTAGTGCGCAATACTCCATCTTTATCTTTGAGTTTGCCAGTGTATATCTTCTGACCAGCAACGTCAACCTTCTGCTTACCAGTAGCCTTGTCAATAACTGGCTTGCTCTTCTTATCATAAAGATAAACTTTTTCAGTTTTGCCTTCTGTAGTAGTAGGCTGGTTCTGAACCTTAACTTGCTCATTCCATGAATCCTGGAACTTCTTGTCAAGGTCTCCACTAGGGAACTGACCCCAAGCCTTAAAGTATGCATCTGTGTAAGCCTGACGAGCATCACCTAAGTCCTTGTACTGCAAAGCAGATTGAACCTGCTTCGTGTACTGAGTGGTCATATCAGGTTGCTTAATCTCTTTAGGCTTAAGAGAAGTGTTATAGTTGGCAAGATATGCAAGTGGGTCTAACTGGCTGGCAATAGAGGCTGAGAAAACCTTATCCATCGCAGCAATCTCATCAAGACCAATAATTCCTAGTGGTGTAGTTGACTTGCTAATTCCAGACTTGCGCATCATATCTTGGAGTGCTTGGAACTCTGTCTTGTATCCACCAAGTCCAGGAGATGACATAGAGCGTTGAATATCCTGTAGCGCAGCCTGCTTTGCAACAAGGTCAGTAGTTGTAACAAATCTTACAAAAGGATTATTAGAATCACCATAAGCACCAAGAAGTTCCTGTGTCGTAGCCATTACTTAGCCTCCTTCAATATTCCAGCAAATACCCCGTAGTACATGCGGGAGAATTCAGGATTCTGCATCATTAGTTTTTCTCCTAGTGTGACAAGTTCTTCACGCATCAATATAGCGATTCCACCAGCAGAGAGTTCTGCGTAGTTAGAAGCCTTCTGTCTGTTCAATACCTTTTTGAGTTCATCAAACTTTGCATAGAACTCTGCTGTTTCTTTATAGACAGGTGACTTCTGGAAAGCAGGGTCTTCTAGAGCAAGACCAATGTTTGCGACCTTCTGGTCGTTAACTCCTGTGATAAGAGTGTCGGCAGGACGAGCACCAAACTGCTTATCAAGAATGGCTAGTTGCTCGTTATACCAGTAATCTGTGTATCTGCCAGCAATCTGTCCCTCAGCAATTTGGCTCTTGAGCATTGCATAGACCATGCCTTCTGCTTCTTGAGCAAGTTCTTCTGTAGATAGAGCACGGCGTGAACCGCCACGCTTCTGCCAGTTGTAATACTTGAGAGAGTATTCCCCACCAGGGAAGAAGTATGGAACTACGTCTCCAGTAGGTGTAGCGTACTTTTCTGCAATACCTGGATTGTTATTCAAGAATGTCCATGCATCTGCGGAACCTGATGTTCCAGGCGTACTTCCACTAACTCCAATAAGAAGGTTTTCAACACCAAACTTGTTGGCAAACTCTACAACTGCAGCATTTCTATCTCCAGGATGCATCTCATTGATGTCATTCCACTGCTTAGATAGAAGGCTCATTGTCATGAAGTTCATCTTATTATCAGGATTCTTAACCTTGACAAGAACTTCTTGAATTGGCGTTGTAGGTGAAATCGACTGGAATATAGCGCCCCATAGGTTCATACCCTTTGCAAGACGCTCAGCATCATTAAACAACTTGACGCGTGTAGCATCTGATGCAAGAGGATTCTCTCCATACTTGTTAGTAGACGCTAGGTATGCAGCCCAATCTTTAACGTTGCGCTGTGTAGTTGCATCGTTTCCAAGGATTGCTTCTGATGTCTTCTTAAGCCATGATGGGAAGATAATATCTGCTGCAGTTTTTGGCTGACCAAATGGTGTCAAGATATCTCTAATGAAATCATCTGCAGGACCAAATGCCGCAGAACGTCCACTAAGTTGATATGCTGCAACCATAGCAGGTCCCATACCTGGGACTACTGGGTTGACAGAACCAAATGCAAGGTTAAGAGACTCAACAGGTGAAGTGATTTGAAGTGCATCAAGTTTTCCGCCAGCAAGTGCTCCAATTAGATTTCCTGCAAGTGGCATCTTAAACTTAATCTGGTTTTCACCTTCATCTTTATACAAGAAGCCCTGGTTGTCATCGTATGTCATACCTGCAGTCTCGTAAATAACATTTGAGCCCTGCTTTGTAAGAGCATCGAATGCCTTACCAGCCTTGTAGATAGGAAGTGGGTTTGAAGCAAATAGTTCAGACCATTTACCAATAGTGTTGTAATGAGCCTGTGCGAATGGTGCTACCAAACGTGCAGCGTTAGCCCACTGTTTCTGCTGTGCAGCATCATAGAACAAGTTCTTAACATAATCAGCAGCCTGTGTGCCAGCAATTGAATCAAGAGTCTTGAGCGATGTGCCACCTACGTGTACATAATCTGCGTTAGCCTGACGCTTCTTGAGCGTATTGTTGATAGTACGAAGTGGCGCAGGCAAACGTCCAAGAATCTTCTTGCCATTCTTAGATGTAGGAGCAAATGCTTTGTTTGCATTAGCACGTAACTTAATCAAGTCATCAGTGCTGAGCATGTCTGCGTATCCTGCAACGTAGTCCCAGTATGCGGCATCAAATTCAGGACCAAAGTTAAACTTAGATTCTGCTCTAGCAGCAAGGTTAAAGAACTGGTCAGCCCACTTCTTGCCAGTCTTAACTGCACCTTGTGTGATGTACTTTTCTGTCACATTCTTAACTACAGAACCTTGTAGTTCTTCTGCCTTAAATATATTAGCAACTTGCTTCTGGAATACTTTCTCTGCAGCAAGTACGCCTTCTGTTGTAAGACCCTTTTGGCGATAAGGTGTCTGGATAGTAATTACTTTACCATTGGCTGTTGTAACCTGAGTCTTACCATCACGAATAAGGTTCATGATTAGGTTGCGCTGAGAGCCTGTTCCACCAAGTAGGTTAAGTTGACCAGCAACTGTATCTGGCTGAGTTATATCAAATAGCCATGTAATGATGTTTTCTCTGTTCATGTTGTCAGCAACAACACCAGGACCAATTTCCTTAGATGGACTCTTGAGTAGAACCTCACGCATACCGTTGTTCTTTTCATAAACGGCTGATGCGAATTCCTTAAGTTTATTGCCTGGCTCGTCAAATGTAGCAATTAGATTATCTACATACTCTGCCTGTAGCGCAGGATTCTGTCGTTCAAGAATTCTAATTACATCTGGCATGAACTTATCTGATGAGAAACTATTCACTGTCCAAGAAAGTCCCTGTAGGAAGTCTGGGTGCTCTGATGTGATGTCATTGTATGACTTAAAGAGGATTCCCTTTTTACGCTCTGCAGCACTGTAGTCTGAGCGAGATGTTCCACGCATCAAAGACTGACGAGCAATAAGAGATTCTGAGAATTCTACTTCTGCATCTACTGACTTGAATGAATCACCAAGAGCGTTGACGCTTAGTTTAGAACGCTTTGCCAACATCTGTTGGATAGCATTTCCTTCTGGGTCAGCCATCATTGAAGAGATAAATCCAACAGGACTATTGAATAGGCTGTTATGTCCTGAGAAGAACTGACGCATTTGCATTTCCGCAACGTTTCTTGCTATGTAAGCAAAACGGAATACCAACTGCGCTGTACGCCACATATCGCCTGTCTCTTCAAGGAAGATTTTAGCAGACTTTGCAGCACCAAAGATTCCTTGGTTAACTCTTAACTTGGTAATAGCCTCGTTAAGCATTCTAGAGTCAGGGAAGTTAATAACATCGTTAATTAATTGAGATTCAAGGATACCGTCTGGAAGGTCAATTGTCTTTTCTGCTGTGACAATCTTTGCTCCACCCTTATTACCAACAACGTTGCCGAGTGAGTAAGATGTAAATTCTGCCTGCTCTGAACCACTAAGTTTAGTACTTGCCTTAAGCGTATCAATCTGCTCTGCTGTGAGACCAATGCCTCTACCAACTTCGTCCATAAGGTTGCCAATACCATTTGATACGGCAGCAGCACGTTCAGCGTTTGTAGTAGCGTTAAAGATAGCGCGTTGTGTATCAGCGATAATCTTCTCTTGCATAGCAGGCTGAACAATTCTGCCCAACTTAGATGTGAGTCCAATAGAACTCATCCAGTCTTCAGTTACGTTATTGACCTGAGTTAAGTCATTAAGAGGCACTGCAGTTGAGCGGATATAGAAACGACCAAAAGCCTTGTTAATATCTTCTGCAAACTTTACAGCACGAAGGTTAACTGAAGGAACCATTCGAGCAGCAGGATTGGTAGCAATCTTTAGACCAGCAGATAGAGACTGCTTGATTTTAAGAACATCTCCACCAGAAGTTAACTGGTTAGCAAAGACTGCGAATACCTCATCAACTGTCTGTGCAGCAGTAATTTCTTTTACCATATCGTCACTTAACTTGCGGTTAAATAGACGACGGACTTTGACTAAATCTGTTTCTTTAGCAAGCAACTCAGCAACAGGCTGGAATTGACGTCCGAGCATGAATCTAAGTCCGTCTTCGACACCAGGGGTATCAAGAACACGACCCATAAAACCATCGGTAATACCAATTTGTGATTGGATAGATTCGCGTAGTACTGCATTCTCTGCAAGTTCTGCTTCCAGTTTAAGCAAAGGCTTAATACCAACATTTGCTGGGTCTTGGATAAGTTCACGGAGGATATCTGGGTCTCCATTAGCCTTCTCACGAAGTTGCTTGAACCAGATTTCTTTATCTTCCAAATCTAGTTGCTTATTAACTAAATCATCTAGTTCAGCCTGACGAGCAGCAAGTGAAGCCTTTGTATCTTGAACAGAATCAAGTAACTTCATTACATTAGGACCAAGGTTGGTTGGGTCTGCAAACTCTGCTGCAGCGTTACCCACCTCAGCACGTGTAGCAGCGATGCGCTCACCACGAGTGATAACTACGCCGCCTTCTTTGCCGTAGATAGAACGTACGTTAGTGAAGCCATCTGGCTTCCAAATCTTTTCAATAGTGCTTGTAATCTTGCTCATTACATTGAAGTTCTTGAAGTCTGCAACTTCACCAATGAGTGAACCTAGTGGCTTTGCTGCTACAAGTAGTTCTCCTTGGCTAAATAATGAGCCAATAAAACCTTCAAGGTTTGCAGCACCATCGCGTAGATTGGTAGCAAGTTCGTTATAAATCTTAAAGTCTGGGTCTGTAGCGTTCTTACCCAACTTATCAAGTGCATCTGCAAACTTAGAACGACGAAGTGCCTCAGCAGCGCGTGTAGCATCGTCAGCCTTTGTGAAATCATCAGCAAGGTCTAGGAGTTTAAGTTTCTTTGTATCGTTAGCAGTTACAATGTACTCATCGAGTCCATGTGCTCCAACGCTAATCTTTCCATACTGTGGCAATTCGTCAAGAATGATGTGACCATCGAAGAATCCACCAGTGTTCTTCATGTCAGCAGAAAGTAAGTCCATAGCCTGGGTAAGTTCACCAGTCTGAGTCTTTGGATTCGCTACGAACCACTCAGAGATAGACTTATTAGAAAGAGTCTGCTTTACAGCAGTATCTGCAGGCTCATTAGCCCAGCGCATCCACTTGCTTGATTCAAAGTTAAGTAGTTTCTGAGCAGTTGCAACCTCACGGTTAACAATCTTCTGCTCTGTAGCAATAATCTCTTGCTCTTTAGCCTTGTACTGATTACCAATACGCTTAAATTGGCTAGAAATCTTTTTGTCAATCTTGTCACGTGTAATCTGACCTGTCTTTTCAAGGTCATCAATTGCTTCATCAGCCATAGTCTTAAAGTAAGACTTTGTATAAGGAGTAACTTCCTTAACAATGCTAGTAGCCTTCTTGCCTTGAGTGATAATTTTACCTACAGCACCAGGACCAAAGTAGATTGATGGGTCTGAAGCCACGTTAAGTGTGGCATCAACTACGCCTGAGAGGATGTTATAAGCATTGCTGTTAGGATTCATGCCTATGCCATTGAAAACACCACGACCAATAGTAAAAGACTTGCCATTAACAAGACCATACTGAGCCATTTCTTTGGCTTGTGCTTTGCCAACCTTGCTTTCAGGTGATACAAAGAAGCCAGAACCTGTTCCGTCGTTTCCACTGCGTACCATTTGACCAAGAGTTGTGCTCTCGCCAAAGATTCCTTGTGTAATATCTTTAAGCGTCTGTCCTGCAGCACCTTTTTCACCACGTGAAATTGCAGTAATATCACGACCAATAGTAGTTGCTAGGTCATAAGGTGAACGAAGCACAGCAAATGCACTACGTGTAAAGCCCTTAATTGGCTCATAGCCCCAGTGTTGAGCAACGCTTTGTACGCTGCCTAGTATGCCACGGTTAGGTTTTACTGTGCTTTTGATTTTATCAAGTTTAAGTGCATTGTTTTTGAGTGTAGCGATACCGTCAATAGCAGTAATCTTACCAAGACCAGGAGTCTCAGCATTAAGTCCTTGCTTTACCATAGACATAACAAGGTCGTTGCTCATGCCAGGATACTTTTTAAGGATACCGTTAAAGTTATCTAATTCATCGCCACGCAAAGATGCAGTCTGCATGTCAAGCATGCGCTGTAAAGGCGTTGCAGTTTGATTTAAATAACCTTTAATGGCGGCATTGACATCAGCCATTTGATTCCATTTCGTTAAACGCTTCTACCATCATTAGCAACTGACGAGAGTTAGGGTTTGCCTGTAGCAAAGCACGGGCAAGTAAAGAACCTTGGTCTGGTGCATCAACTGGAGTCTGCAAGATTGAGTCATCTGCTCCAGGACCGTACTTTGCACCATTTGAAAGTGGAAGGTCTGGATTACCAGGAGCAAAAGCGCCAGTAGTCTGGATTCCACGAGGAGTCATATCTCCAGTAGGTGCTGTAACTGCAGGCATAGGTGTTTCTGTTGAAGCACCCTGTGCAAGACTGGTTAGATTAGCGCGTTCATTGTACGCACCACCAGTAGAATTTTGAATTTTAGCATCGTTAACTACACGCTGTACACGAGCACTAAGGTTCTTATCAGTGCGGCTAGAATTAGCGCCTACTCCTGAAACTTTCTCTACCATTATTAGTCCTCATCTTCATCCATGTATTTTGAAATATCAGTCTCTGTTGGGAGTTTCCATTCAACCCAATCAGGATACGATTCTTTATCTGTGATAAGCGCTAGCGCAACATCATGTTTAAATCCTGCTCTTAGCAGCGAGGTGTAGAACTCGTTAAGCCAGATACAGTACATTTCCAAACGATTATATTCGTTGGTATCTACTGTTGCTATGCGCTTTTTGCGAGTTGCCACTTTAGCCTCCTAAGCCTGCTAACATTGTTGCTAAATCTGCTGGTGCTCCCTGTTGTTGAGGGGCTCCGCCAGAAGGTTGTCCAGGAGCCGCTGGGGACGGGGGCGCTTGCTCAACTGGGCCTTGTGTGCCTGGCGGAGCCATCTCTGGCTGCATCTGCTGTGGAGGTTCTTCAACCTTGAACACAGCCAACGCAGCAGCCTCGATACTATCCCCTTTACGACGACGCTCAATAATGTCGGCAATATTCTGGATTAGTTTAGATGGGTCTTGACCTTGTGCTGCCATTGCAGGTATTGCTTGCGCACTTGCAGTGATTGCTGCAGTTAGGTTCTCGCGCATCTTCTCGATTTCAATACGTTGTTCTTCCATAGTAACGTTAACGCTCCATGGTAATTCACGACGAATGAAATCTTTTGATACTAGGTCTGCACCTAGCGCTTGGAGAGAGAAAATCAGGG